GTCATTTCAGGAAGATTCATTAAACAGTTATAATGAGCAGGGTCTATATCTTTAGAGCCTCCAATCATCGAAAACATACCATGTTTTGAGATATGTTTTATTATTATTTCTCCTTCAAGTATTTTTGAATTTGTCAAAAGTAAATTTCCAATAAAAAAAGCTTTTCCGGTAGCGTATTCAACTTCAAAAGATGTATCGTAATAATAGTATGAACCATCAGTTGTAAATGGTATTGTTAATATCTCCTCAGCGACTTCATTTCCTGACGTTACAACAGAATATAGCTTTAAAATATAATCTGTTTTCATATTGAGATTAACGATTAGAACATCACTGCTAATGTTCATAACATCCCATCTAAATCCAAAAAAATCTTTTACTGAATAACATCCAAAAGAAGACAAAAAATAGTTAAATGGAATACAACTATACATAACAGAATCAAATTCTTGCGTATCAAGATATGTAAATGGGTCTTCATCAAATATTTTTGAATATGTTATTGTTTTATCTGCTTTATTTCCACCCAATATAAGCCCTTTATTTAACAATCTTGGCTTTAAATCGTCAAAAATATTACTTGCTAAATTTGTTTGAATAAAATAAGCATTAAACCCTTCATCATACCATTGATAAACTTCTTCTGAAAATGTAACTTCAAGTCCATTAATCCATGTTATCCGTATATTAAAGTCAGCTAAATCGGGTTCTGAACCCATAGCAACAAGCAAATCCCCGATTCTAAGTCCATCAACATCAGCAAATGATACTACATTTTGAACAGGATTCGATGTCATTTCCTTTGCTATCAGCGTTGCTGCATCATTTACAATCAAATCGAGCATATCTGAAAACTCAACAAACGGGTGCATGGTCATTTCTTTAAGATTGCTATTAAACGGGTCAGGGGCTTGCGCCGTAGGTTGAACCTCTCCATCAAGAATCCTAACATCACTTTCACGCTCACCGCTTACATAGTCCAGATAGCGGTATTTCTTGCCCGTGTTGTAAACAACATTTGATTTTTTCCACTCTACAACCCAATCAGATTCAAGTATTGTTGTTCCGTTTGGTACAATTTCATTCAGTTTCTTTTCAAACAATGGCAGATATTTACTTTTACTCAGTCCCCATGTAAACTGAACCTCGATAAATCCATCTTCTGCAACTCCAATCAATATACAGTCAGCATTTTCAAAAACAGGAAAACCATCATAGTAGTAGTTAGCTGCATTAACCTGATACGGTATGTCGGAAAACATATCAAGCCTATCTGACAATCCAAAAGCTTTTAGATTGGTTGCGGTTGGCGGTAGTTTAACAGTGTAACTTCCATTGTTGCGCAATATATTTACATCACGGAAAAATGGTGATATGTATTTACGGACAATATCAACGTTTTCAATGTCCATCAACGTACCGTTTATGTATAATTCTTCTGTCATAATGATTGAAGTTGTAATGCAGGTTTATTGATTTTAATTATAACCTCTTTCTTTTCACGGAAGCGGTCAATAGTTATTGCATCCATCTCGACTTTTACTTCCATCCAAATGTTACTACCCATATACAGCCATTGTTTAGTTGACAGTTGCAATGTTTGTAAATGCTTTTGTTGAAGATAATCGGCGTTTTTTATCCCGCACTCAATAACTTCTGCCCCCTTTTTATTCATTAATAACGTGTCAGACTTTAATAATCCCTCAGGTGTTGGCTCTAATGACCAAACATTTTGTTTTATAGATGATCCGTTTTCCGTGTTATACCCTTCGGCATGCGGTTGAAAATAAAAGTATTTGTATCCCTCAGTAAGTGATAACCAACGCAAATAATACCCATTACCACAATCAGACAAGTCAACAACCGATATTTCTTTTGTAATATAAAACGGGTCTGTTCCATATACAAACTTGTACTTGCCTTTTTTGTTATCAGTGTATGCTTTTTGAATGTCAATTTCTTTCCCGTATGCGTTGTTTTCAAGCATGTAGCCCCCGTTGTCATAATCGCACCATACCCCTGATAGCTGTGTCAATGTCAAAGGCAATGTACCAAAACGATATATAGTTGCTTTTGTTGGTTCTGTTTCTCCAATCTGCAATGCGCCCCAAATTAAATCATAAGTTAATACTTTTGTGTTTACATCGCTTTCAACCTGAATTGTTATCGTTTTAGCCTTCTGAATGACTTTACTTGCTGCGTTGGTATATTTGCCGGTATCATGTGCTGCAACATTACCAAATTCAACACCTGCAAAAAACGCTTTTAAAATGCCTCCTGATATTGGAAATTTAGCTTTATATGCAGCATTGGTAAAACGCACAAAGTTTTCTCCATTAATTGTTATTTTAATTTGCTGTTGTGCTGCCGTGCCTGTTACCTCAATATAATAAGGGCTGAAAATAAACATCCGGTTATCTTCAGGATGATATACGCTGTATTGGTTTGTTGCGCCAAATGTTGATGTTGTATATGCCATTATTCAAGTATTTTCGTGTTAATAATAATTTCTCCCAATTCATCTTTAATCCTTTCAACAAGCGGCTCAACTTTGTCTGAGTAAACATTAAATCTTCCTCCTGCACGGAATAAAACAGAGCCTTGCTCCCTTTGTATTTCGGTTGCTCTTGTTGCAAAAAATGAAGCCTTACTCATATCATAAATAAAACCTTTGTTTTGCACCCAATGAAACAGTCCTGCCCATGTTTTAGTCCATGATTCCATATTTGACCGCTGCGGAGATATACCAGTCTCCAAAGTATCAATATGCTCTGCGCCCCATAAAATACCCTCGTTTCCAGAAACATCAACACGTAAACTGTTAGCTGTTTTGCCAGTTACGACCTGATTATTTGCAGCCATGCTTTTTTTAACATCCTCTTTGGTAGCCTCTAAATTACGCCTGAGAACGTCTGAAACACGATTATTTATGTTTGATACGTCTAACATGTTTGGTCTATGTAAATCCTTAATTTAAACAATATACCAGCTTCCATAACCTGTGATATTTGTTCTATTGAACGGGTACGCTGACCGACAAACTCACAACGGTAGTAATTTCGTAATTCCTTTTGAAAATCATTAACGCAACGTGATAACCTGTCATGCAAAATACGTGTTTCAACGGCATCTGCGCCTTTGGCTTTTGGGTGTAATAAATAAAAATCAATCTCACGTGGTACTAATCCATTTACTGGTGGATATTCTACATCTTCGATAAATTGTATCAAAGCTGGATAAGTCCCCTGTACGTGCTTAAAAACAATATCCTGACGTGTTCGCATACACAATGCCCACCCACAATAAGCTGGATTATCGTCATCACCTGCATTTACTTTTTCAATGCTATCCCGGATTGCTATATCAAGCGGACTTAGTTCTTCCATTTCGTTTTGATTTTTTTTCCATTTCCTCTGATTGAATAACGCTTTTGTCATACTCTAATGTTTGCCGTTCAAGAATATCATAAGCAAACATCCAAGGCAGTTCGGCAGCCTGTTGCTGTGTATATGCCCCTTGTGACGCTATCATTATTTCAGCCAAAATGGATGATTTATGTTTTGTTTTTAATGCTTCAAGTTTGGTTTTTAAATCTGAATCTTTACATTCACGCCTTAAATCCATAAATAGTTTACCAGCTTCATCTGCAACATCAGAAAATGCAATTGTAAGGCGTATAAAGTCGATAATAGGACATTTTTTAATGTTGATTATGCCAAATGCCTTTGCAGTCCATTTATGCAAATCTTCCTCTGTTTTAATATCCCATGCAGATATAATATGTTGCAATTGTATGTATGCTGTTTGTTTGACTTCCTTACCAAGTATTTTTTTAGGCACATCAAACGCCTTCACCTTTTCAACAAACTTTTCATCAAGACCGCAAACTGTTTTTAACACGTTCCAGTCTTTCATTTTATGCTGCATGGTTAGTTTCATAAATCATTCATATATATTAATATCTTCAGCATCAAATATATCAGCGTTAAAATTAACGTATGGATATATGTTGTCAATATAACTAAATTCTAAATCATTTATTAGAATTGTTTTATTTGTGTATAGCTTTAAATGTATTCTGTTTAATTCACGAGCCATGCCTCTCCATGCGTTTACTAATTTTTCTTTTTTAGAAACCCCAGAAGTGTTTTGAATAACAGTTGTCTTTTCTCCAGCAGGTGTTGACATTGTTTCATTATCACGTGAATAAAAGTAATACACGTAATTTGCAAGTGGTGATGTTGGGGCAATTGAATCTTCGTCCCGGATTAGCGCAACTAATTCTGAAGGCAACTCCCAACCCACACTTTCCATGTATCTTTCGGAAAACATTTGCCGTAAAAACTCCTTCTGATGCTTTATGATATATTTATCAATTTCAGATTCAGCATTTGCAGCAGCCTCGCCAAGGAGCGTACCTGATGGTCTGTGTAGTCCAGTATCAATTTCCAGTTCACCCCAGAAATATGTTTTGTCAATAAGTGGTTGCATGTTTAATGTTTTAAAAAAGGGATACCGAAACTATCAGTATCCCTTCATTCGGTTGTTTTACTTCTTTTTAGGTCTTCCTTTTTTTGCCTTAGCTGTTGATTTATCAACAATTTTTTTTTGTTGTTTTTCAACTTTATCGACAACAATTGATTCTGATACAACTTCTTTTGGCTTATGGTTGTATTCAACAGCCTGTTGCCGGTTAATTAAAACACTTGCAGTTTTAGCATCAACATCAAGAACAGTCCCCGATTTATGAACAAATATGTCTTTTAAAAGCTGTATCAACATGGCTACTCTAAATATAATTTCAACTCCTGGTCTGTAATCTTAGCAACAGAACCCGCTCCAACTCCGGTAAATACAGACCTGTAATACCTATATCTATTTGCAGTTGTGTTGCTGATTATAATCACGGTGTCTTTACCTGTAACATGCCACGTAACGGCAGAACCAATATCCGTCCAGTCATTTTTTATTGCAGATTTTTGTCCTTGTAGTTTTACTACAACAGATGTAGGATTGGTGCCAACAGTTGTATCCATCTTGCAAACAAAATCCTGTGTTGCTTTATATGCTTGTGGAGCTGTAAAGACAAAATATCTTACGGTTGTTGCAGAGAGAGTGTAGTCAGTCGGAACATATTGGTATGTAGCCGTTTTATCCTGAGCAGCCATTGCAGGCAAAGTAACTGTTTGTGCGCTTAAAGCTACAAACCCAAACAATAAAACAATAAATAAAATTATCTTTTTCATTTTTTTTTATTTTATAAGTTTTTAATAGTGGGCGTTAAAAACGCCCACATTGTTTATTTAAAATCAATTAGATGGAAGTTTTTGCAATGCAGCCTTTACGGTAGCAACATCAAGTTTAACCCATCCCTTTTTGCTTTCTGTTGTCAGTTTCAAAATAGAGAAAATTTCACCAATAATGGTTTTTTCGTTTTCAATAAACTGATTACCATAAGTACCGGAACGCAAAATAAACGAACCGTGCTGTTCTTTTACAATCGAACCTTCTCCCAGAAGGATGGTGCCGGCAGTAATGTTGTTTGTAACAAACAATGAAAGCCCGGGGAACAGTACACTATCAGGAATGAATATCGGGTCACCGTTAATATTCTGCATATTTTGAGTTTCGGCATAATCAGCAGGATTTATTACCAATGTATCTCCCATGTATTCATTTCGTGCAAGCTGCAATTTACCAGCGTTTACAACGTTCATAATAGATGGCTTTACAATTGTTGCATCAAGTGCTGTGCCTGCGTATGTGGGTGCCCATGCGATAATATCAGCCAACACACCTGCATTATAAACACGAAGAACCTCAGCTTCAAACATGTTGATAATATCAAGCACGAGCTGTTCAAAGTCAATTTCTGTTTCTTCTGTCATTTCAATACGCCCGGCATATTTCTTGCGATAAGCGTATTTCCATTCAAATTTGTAGTCAACAAGAGGTTTAGCATTTCCCTCGGCAACAACGGCAGGAACTCCATCACCAGATGTAACCTGTTCTTTCCATTTCCAACTTTCAGGAACACGTGAAACCTGACGGGAAGAAACAGCATCAAGGATAAAATTTTTCGGGTAACGGATAAACTCAATATCCACGTCATCAAAAACATTGGTAGAATCAGAAGCTACCGCACCAGTTACAACTGTTGCCGTTGTCATCATTGCTGAGGCTGCACGCTTCATACGAAACTCAAGAGACCATGGAGTTGTTTTTTGACGGCGTATAACCCCTAAAATGTCTTCTTTCTTTTCTTCCAGCTTTTTACGCAAAATGTTGCGTTCCCCTTCGGACAAGTTACGTTTTGACTTTTCTTCCAAAGCCACAACCTTTTCAGTAAGCGAGCGGATAATTTGCGCTGCCGTTTTACCTTCTTCAATTGTTCCGAGTTTTTCAAGTACGGAATCAATTTGTTTCTGCCTTTCGACAGCATCATTCTGGAAAGCCTGCTCTACGGCATCCCCAATTGCACCGAAGAAAGCTTCATCTTCGGCAGTAAGAGTTGCTTTTGCTTTACTTCTTACAATTTCGAGAAATTTTTCTTTTTTCATTTTAAAACTTTTTTGTTAGTTGTTTATAAATAGACTTCTCTTCTGTCGAAGATTTTATCTGTTTTTCTATTGCTCTTTTAACTGTTATAGACGCACCAATGTCATTAGGGACTGGTGCAAAAGATAAGCTTTCCGGTTCCCATAATTCAGCATAATAAGTAGGAATCTGATTTTGATTCCTTTCTACGCTATAATTAATAATTGAACCTTCAATACTTACTGTTTTTATAATCCCATTTGCAACGTCTTGACGTAATGCCTCGTCAGCCCTTGCTCCAAATTTACAACGCACGATAATACCACGTTCATCAAAATCATATCCAACGCTAATACCAAGTGTATTTTTAGCTGAATTATCCCATGGATGATTATCAAAAAGTGGCAAACCTGATTCAAGACGTTCTGTCTTAACGTTATCTTTCCCAGTTCTTAATACCTGATTAAAATATTCATCATTATTGTATGAATACCTAATCTGACCGTTTTTTTCAGGAACGGCAACACATTCAAAATCATATTCATCAGTGGCAGTACTATTTATAATTTGTGCCCTACAAATATAATTTTCATTCTGTTTTTTGTCCTTATCTTCCATATATTTAAATTAAGTCAAGTTTTATTTGCGCCTGTTCAAGTGAAATAACCGGCTGCCCTTCAATTAGCACATCTTTAAGTGTAGCAATGCCACCAGCCATCTGTTGGAATGCTATTGCCTCCTGTTTTTTTGCTTCCTGATAAAAATCAAGATGTGAATAGTCGGCTTTAAGTTCAAATCCCAAATCATATTCACCAATCATCTGCAACCATTCGCTGAAAAAATACTCAGCAGTGGGGATACAGCTATTTGTATAATGATTTTTAATTGCCTCAGTCATGTTTTTGTATCTTGAACTTTCAATGTCAAGAAGCGGGGCTGGTACGTCGTATGCAGAACCAATAGCTTTTTTGCATTCAATAAGTATTTCAGAAAATTGCATATCTGACATTTTTGCTGTCAGTGGATGTACTTTGGCATCAGTTGAAATTAAAACATTTTTATCCTGACCACGCCTCAACCCAAAACGCTGAGAAAGTCTTTTCAAAACAGATTCCTTTTCTGATTTTAATGATGATAATGCAAGCATACCGGATTCCTTAACTCCCATTGAAATAAGGTTCAAAGCCCCTCTGTTTGCATACATTTCAGTTAATGCCTGCCATATAACAACGTATGTTGATATAACTTCAGATAAAGATTCTGCACGGCTCCCACCAAATATGGTTTCGTTATCCTGTGTGTTTAATGAAATATCATAAAAGACATGAACATCTTCAGGTTTTACCCTGTATGATTTTCCACCACCGGCAGAAACGGTATAATACTTGACCTTTCTTTCATACATTATATCAAATTCATTCTCGTAATATGGTGTAATTAACTGCCTTGGAATTATATAGTAGTCATATTCACCTGAAATTGAATTTAAAACCTTTTTTACATAAGCAACGCCATGAAGTTTTGTCTGGGTATCTAATTTTTTAAACCAGCGTTTGAAATCCTCTTTAGGATTAGGTCGCATCAGTTTTTTTATAATTTTCTTTGCTTTCGGCGTCGTTATCTGTTTATTATCTTCATCTAAAGCCCATACTTTTAAATTTGCAATAGATTGAGCAGATTTAGATATAACCGTTCTAAGTGCATCGCATTTCTTATAGGCAGAAATACGCCCATCGACAGTTGAGCAGTCAATAAAATAGTCCTTTCCAGATAGTTTTTCTTTTACAACACTGAAAAGTTCATGTTTATCTGTAAATGAATTTATATTTTCTATGCCATTCATAGATATATTTTTCAGCAAATATATAGACAATTTCTATATAAACAAAGTTTTTATAAAAATATTTTTAAATCCAATAGAAAAAATGGATAAATCCATACCTTGCCCCGTCCCAAATGTGGCAAAATTTACTTTCCGGGTCTGGTTCGTTGATGAAATTACCGTTTATCTTTTTGTGCAGATAGTTTTGTTGTTCTTTTCGCATTTCTGGCGTGTCAACCAAATGTAACTTGAACTTTTTCATCAAAGAAACACCCGCAATAATGCTTTTTTTGTTTACTTTAAAGAAGTTCCAGTTTATTCCCTGTGATGAAGCTATCATGTTTAACCCATCAACAAAGCTTTCCGTTCCATATTTATCCTGCGATTCGCACGCTATCCACATTTCATCAGTAGATGAACCCTCCTTTTTGCGCCTTTCAATTTCTTTTTCAATCTGTGGCTTTATCACGTAAAAGCATATTTCAGGCGTTGCGGTAGGCTGATATACCATATTTTCAATATAAGCATCAGTTTTGCCTACTCTTCCTGTCCTTACGAGCGTTGTAGGGTCTTTTGTGAACCCGAAGTCCATAGATAGGATAACCTCATCAAATCCCGCATCAGGGAATGTATCTTCCCAATATACATCATTAAACACCGTGCCTGTTTGGGCGCATCTTATACCCTCAGAATATACGAGATAATCAAATTTATCCGGATTTTTGTTTGTAGGGTGTTTCGCCCTGTACGTTCCATCATTTTCCAATACATGGTCCGGCATTTCAGGCTTGTCCCACACACGCCGGCGAAAACCATTGAAGAAAACATCATTTTTACCAATTGGTAAATCAGGAAGCGGGTCGACAATTTCAATATGCGAATCTGCAAAATCCCACGGGCATTTACTTTCCCGCTCAGCCGCAAGCCCATCAGGTAGTTTCATGTTATCAAGATAGCACGTTTGAGAGTAAAAAGCATTATATTCGTCCTGCTGCTCAAAAGCCCAATGGTCTGTATATTTAGGGTTACCGTCACAAATAAGAAGCATTGAACAACGCTTTTTAATGCTATCGTATGCGTCTTTCCTGTTAGCTGTCTCCAGCACCTCGTTAATATATGCTATATCACAAAAACCAGCCTCTTTCCCAATATCAGGATAGTTCAAAAAGTCAATGGTCGAACCAAAAATAACAATTTTTGGTCTGCCACCTTGTCCATCTCCTGTCAGAACATAATCCTTTCCGTTTACAAGCCCTATAATGCTAAAACACAGTTTGAAGTCTTCCAATGTCAGTTCCCGGCAGCTAACAAGTTCTTCACGATAAACATTTATTTTGAGTTGTTGTTTTTTCCTGAAGTCGTGGCAAAATTTAACTATCAAATGAATTGTATCAAATGATTTTGATGAACGGGAGCCGCCAAAGTTGAAAAACTTAACGATTGCCCGTTGCCCTTCTGGATGGTCTTCACTTGCAAGCTCCTTAAAAAGCGTTTTTTTGTGCTTTTGGAACTTGTATTGCATCCAGTAAAACAGGTAATTCGGACTGAAATTCATATATATTGTTCAAATTGTTCTAAAAAATCATCAAAACTACGCACAATAAGATAAACACCGCCCGCCGCTTCAATTTCACGTTTCACCTTTAACTGGCTTTCACGTATCTTATCTTTGCCGATTTTCACCTCTATTGATATGCTTTTACCTTTAACAACGGCATTTATATCAGCCATACCGTTGGTTGAACCAGAACGAACAAACTTGCCAATCTTAGCATTGTAGTTTCCTTGCGTGTTTATCCTTGCACCAAAGCAGCCATTCATTCTCAAATACTCAATAATAAGCTTAGTAAGCGTATTTGCTGTTTTATCATCAAATTTATGCTTTATTTGCAGTCCTTCTGGTATTTTCCTGTCCATGTAATACCAAATATCATATTCCCATTCAAACTCCTTAATGCTGTCAGGCTTTTGATATGGCTTTTGTTTTCGCTGCTTGCGTACTTTGTATTCAGGTATTCCAAGTTCGGCATTTGTAAGCATAGATTTTATCAATAATTATTTGACAAATATAGAAAATATTACTTATATCTTAATTTCAACTCGTTGTAAATCTGGATGCGCTGTCTCAATTCGTTGGTAGCACACCTGAAAAACGTTGCAGGATTTACCAGCAAATCATTGTTGTTAATCCTGAATATAGCATCCTTGTTGTTCAATTCCTGAAATAGCATCGAAAGAGAGCGGGAGCCAATCCCCAGGAGGTTACATATCTTTTCACGGCGTACCTTTGAAAGCGAAACACTGCCATCAGCAGAATCAGAAATATCAGCAAGGATAATAAGCAGCTTCAATTCATTACCTGTCAGTCCAAGAAGCCAATCCAAGCCATCAGTCTTTCGATACATCCCGAACACCTCACCTGTCTTACTAACATAAACACTGTGGTCTCTCAATAACTCACCAGTTAATCCGTCAACAGTAGTTTGCTGAAATACTTTCTTTACCCGTTTATCCATGAAATTAATCAGTTTTACCCGACAAATATAAACATATTATTCAAAACAAGCAAGAAACTTTCGGGAAACATGAAAGAAACTTGCAGGTTTGCTGAAACTCAGTTTCATGTTAAAATCGACTAAATTGCTTAAAATCACAAACTTACAAAATAGCCCTATCTTTATCATTATTAAGCACCTTATTTTCTACTATTTAATAGAAAACTTTCTAGTAAAGTGATTGCCCATTTTTGGGTAAAATCTTTGTGAGGGAATAGAATGCAACCGGCTTCATCCTGCGCAAAACACCCATAGGGGGTATATACGTGCCCGTGGTGATGCGCAA